TGCTGGACCCAGGAACTGGCGAGCGCACTCTGATCAGGCGACCGTCTTCATCAACTTCATCGCAGGAACAAGCCGATGGCACTGCTAACACGCAAACGCCTGATTCTGATCGAGGAGGAGTCGACCTACGGGACTGACCCAACCCCAACAGGAGCTGACGCAGTACTGGTTCGTGATCTAAGCATCACGCCTCAGCAGAGTGACGTTGTCAGTCGTGATTTGATTCGTCCTTACCTGGGCGCTTCTGAGCAGATCCTGGCCAACACTCGTGTTGAATGCACATTCAGTGTTGAGCTTGCCGGCTCTGGCACTGCTGGCACTGCACCTCGCTACGGCAAAGCCCTCAAGGCGTGCGGCTTCTCGGAAACTATCAGCGCTAACACCAGCGTCACTTATGACCCGGTAAGCGCAAACTTTGACTCCGTTACTATTCACTACAACCTTGATGGTGTTCGTCACAAGGTGACTGGTGCTCGTGGAACTTTCACGATCAATGCCAGCGTCGGAGAAATTCCAACCATCGATTTCACGATGACTGGAATTTATGTGGCTCCTGATGACAGCGCACAGCCAACTGTCACTTATGCCGATCAGGCTACGCCTCTGATTTTCAAGAAAGGCAACACCACTGACCTGAGCATCATGGGTCTGACCACTGCAAAGCTTTCCAGCTTCAGCTTGGACGTTGGCAATCAGATCGTGTATCGCGAACTGGTTGGCGCTACAACCGCTGAAGTTCTGCTGGTCGATCGAGCAGTCGCTGGCAACGTTTCAATCGAAGCTGTCACGCTTGCAACCAAGGACTACTTCGCTGCAGCTTTTACTGACACGCTTGGAGTTATGAAGTTCACGCATGGCACGGCTGCTGGCAACAAAGTGAAAGTGAATTCAACTAGGGCTGACATCGCCGATGTCTCCTATGGAGACCTTGACGGTATTGCGATGCTGGAGATCCCCTTTACTGCAGTGCCTAGCACTGCAGGCAATGATGAATTGGAAATTGAATTCAGGTAAGTTTCAGAGGTTTGGGGTCTGCAGGGAGCCTTTGCGGGCTCCCTTTTTTTGTGTATGCTGAGCCGGCTTATGGATTTATCTAATGGCTTTTGTTCGCAAGAAAGTAAAAACCTTCAAGTGGCCTGTTGAGGTTAAGGAGCCGAGCGAGACGAAAGCTGGAGCATTTGACAGCAATGAATTCACTGCGATTTTCAATCGCGTTCCTCGTTCAGTAATCACCAACATGGCTGACGAGGATGAAAATGCATTGCTGGAGCTGATTCTTGCTGGCTGGGAAGGGATTGAGGAAGAGGATGGGACCCCAATCGTGTTCGACAAGAAAACGCTGAAGGAGTTTGCAGATGATCCGTATTGGATCAAGGCTGTGATCAACGCTTATACTGCCACCTACAACGAGGCTGAGGCGGGAAACTAAGAGAGGCCGCCATTTATTGGGTGACTGGCGGCAAAATCGTTGAGGACAACACCCAAGAAGACGCAGCGGCTTTTGACATAAAACTGCCAAAGCCTAAGCAGCAAGAGTCTGAGGACTTTGAAGTTTGGGACGAAAACTGGGAAGCAGTGATGACGTTCCTGCGCATGCAGACGCAGTGGCAGGTCTCAATGAGTGGATATGTAGGGCTGAAATACGAGGTGCTGCTGGGTTCCGGCGGCTTATTTGACCTATACAATGTGGAAGATCGCCGCGACGTGCTGGAGCGCCTTCAAGTCCTGGAGGCAACAGCCCTATCCGAACTGAGGAAACGCTCTGATGGCAAAGGCAATTGATACTCTTTCCATCAAGCTTGATTTTAAGGATCCTGCTGGTGCTCAGCATATAATCAACAAGCTCTCGTCTTCTCTTAAGGGATTAGACCGGATTATTACGGGAGACACTAAGCCTGCGATACAAAAACTTAGAAACGAAATTAATACTTTTGCCGGCCAAGGCAACAAAAGCATTAGTACTATTGACGCACAAGTGACGGCGCTTCGTGCATTACGGCGCGAGGCTGATATCAACAGCAGAGAGTTTAAGCAGCTAACTGCTGATATTTCTAAATTTGAGAAGCAGCTAGGTAAGACTCAAGCTCGTCGCCAAGGCGGTGGTGGTGCAGCTTTAAGGGCTACTCAAACGGCTGGCGCTGTTATTTCTGGCGGAATTTTTGGCGGCCCAGAAGGTGCCATCGGCGGCCTGCTAGGCGCTCCATTTGGAGTTGGCGGTGCATTCGCTGGCGCTGCAATTGGCGGTCAGATTGGAATGATTAGACAGTCTCTTGGCGGCGTCGCAGAGACTGTGGCTGAAATCAACTCAATGAAGATTGCATTGGCAGGTGTCAGCGAGAGCGCTGAGGACTATCAGCAAAGCTTTCAGAATGTAATTGAAATATCCAAGCAGTTCCTTTTTCCTGTTGACAGGGCTATCGGCGAGTTTACAAAGTTAAAAGCTGCTGTGGTTGGCGCTGGATTTGGCACTGAGGAAACAACTGACGTTTTCAAGGGATTTGCAGCTGCAATTTTGGCTACTGGCGGAAATGCTGAAAAGTTAAGCGGGGCGTTACTTGCCGCATCTCAGGTGTTTAGCAAGGGCAAGGTTCAAGCTGAAGAGTTGAGAGGTCAAATTGGTGAGAGATTGCCAGGCGCTTTCACTACTTTCGCTCAATCGATTGGGGTATCTTCTCGCGACCTTGACGAGATGCTTCGTAAGGGTGAGGTGAGCACAGAGAATTTTGTGGAGTTCACTCGAACTTTGTTCTCGCGGTACGAAAAAACTGCTGAGACTCTTGGAAGCTCACCTGAGAAGGCAGGCCAAAGGTTACAGCTGGCGCTCAGTCTTGCGACACTAGAGTACGGCGGGTTTTTCCAAAAGGTTGGAGCAGGTTTTCAGGACTATGTAACAAACTTGGTCAACTTTGCTGTCAAAAACAAAGAAGGATTCAAAAAAGTTATTGCTCAAGCCACTGTCTTTGCTGGTGACATAAAGACAATTATCACAGACATTGTTGAAAGAGCAAAGGAGGCTTTTGGCGGTCTTTTCACTTTTTTAGTCCAAACCATGAAATTCTTTGCAAAAAACATTGTAATGCCTTTTATAAATACTTTGTTTGCCGCTATTAAGGGTTTAAGTGACCGAATGCGTCTTGGTACGGCAGAAAGGAAGTTAGGCGGTCCTTTTGGTCGAGCACGCGAGATTCGACTTGAAGAGCTGGAAAGATACAAGAAAGAAGAGGGTATGACAGCTTTTGGCAGGGCTGGTGTTTCGTTGGCCGCCGGCGATGAAATTGAGCGAAGGGCACAGCAAAGGATTCTTGAAGAGGCTGGCATGGCAATTGCCCCTAGGGATGAGCGGGTTGCCTCTGCTATGTCAAGGCTTGACAAGGCTTTTGCTCAATTTGATCCCACTAGCTTTGGCACCAGCCTTGGAGATAAGCCTGACTTGTCTGGCTCAGGAGGAGGCAGCAACACAGTGCAACAGATTAAAGACATCACAGAAGCTCAGGCTAAGGCACAAATTAAGGCAATTCAGAACCGCACTCGCGGAATTGAACTTACAAAGGAGGCTATCGCAAAAGAAGCAGAACTTGCCAGGGTCGCTGCTGAAAAACTTCCTCCCAACAAGAAGTCTGTTGAACTTGCGAGGATCGCCCAAAAAGAAGCTAATCAGCTGAATAGGCTTCAGCAAGAAGAGCTTAGGACTGCAAATAATGTCGCCAAAGCCAAGCTTGGCCTCAATGAGCTACTGACTAAGGCCAAGGGTGAACAGGGGTTGCTTAACGATGAGCAGCTGCGGCAAGAGTTAAATCAAATCAAGGTCAATGATTTGATGATGAAGTACAACATACTTGTGCAGGAAGGTGTAATTAGCACAGAGGAGTTGCGCAAAAAGCTTGAAGAAGCAGTTGCGGCGATGAATCAAGCGGACTCGCCTTTGAAGAAGTTCAAGGATGGACTCAAGAAGGTGTTTGAGGAAGCAATCAACCTGAAAGACGCCTTGGCTGTTAGAGGAGTTGAAGCTGTTAAGCAGTTTGGCGATGCGTTTGCAGATTTTGTCGCAACGGGCAAGTCAAGCTTTAGGGAGTTGACGGTTTCCATCCTTCAAGACTTGTCGCGTATTTTTGCCAGGGCGGCTTTGTTTAAGTCTCTCTCCTTGATCCCTGGAGTCGGCAACTTCCTGAGCTTAACCGCTGCGAATGGTGCAGTGGTTAGCAGCTCAGCCAGGAATGGAATCGTGCCTTACGCCAAGGGCGGCATCGTAAACAAGCCAACGCTTTTCCAGTACGCCAATGGTGGATCTGGTCGGTTTGGCCTGATGGGCGAAGCAGGGCCAGAGGCGATCATGCCGCTGCGTCGTGGTCGAAACGGGAAGCTTGGCGTTGAGTCTTCTGGCAGCATCGGTAACGTGGTGGTGAACGTTGACGCTTCAGGCTCTAGTGCGCAAGGCGACCAACCCAATGCCAAGGCACTTGGTCAGGCTATTGGGGCGGCAGTGCAAGCTGAACTGATCAAGCAAAAACGTCCTGGAGGACTTCTGAGCTAATGGCTGCAACTACTTTTCCCAGCATTGACGCTGACTACGGCGCAAGCAAGAAAGCGCAGCCTAATGTGCGTGTTGCTCAGTTTGGCTCGGGCTATTCGCAGCGTTCAACGTTCGGCATTAATCAAGACCCAAAGGTTTGGGATTTGTCTTGGGAGAACAGGACTGCTACGGACGCAAATAGCATTGAAGACTTTTTAGAAGCTAGGGGCGGAGCCGAGGCCTTTAATTGGTCGCCTCCAGACGAGACAGACAGTTACGTTTGGGTCTGCAGGTCGTGGACAAAGACGATGCCATATTCAAACCTATTCAACATTCAGGCAACTTTTGAGCAGGTGTTTGAGCCATGACGACAACTCCCAACAAGGTCGAAAGAGAACTTCATTCGCTTGAGCCATCAGCGATCATTGAGCTGTTCCAGTTGCACTTGACCGCTGCAGTCAATGGCATCAATCAGGTTTACTACTTTCACGCTGGGACAAATGAGTTATCCCAAAACATCGTGTTTGACACGCTTGTTTATTCAGCAGTTCCAATTGAGGTAGATGGATTTGAAGTAACAACTAAGGGCACACTGCCTCGTCCCAGCATGAAGATTGCCAATGCAGATGGCTTTGTCACGGGGCTTTTGAATTCATACAACCCGCTTCAGGCCGAGGTTAAGCGCATTCGGACTTGCAAGAAATTTCTTGATGGAACGAACTTCACTGGCGGCACTAATGCGACTGCCGACCCAACGGCGATGTTTAATGGGGGTCCTGAGTCTTGGTATATCGACCGCGTAGGAATCGAAAACCCTCAAGTGGTTGAGTTTGAGCTAGTCGGCAAGCTTGACTTAACTAATTTGCGCTTGCCCGCAAGGCAAGTTGTTGAGCATTGCCCGTGGATTTACAAAGGCACAGAATGTGGGTATAAGTTGCCTGGAAATGAAAACAAGGGCCGTTTCGACTTAAACAACAACGAAACAAATACGGCAGGCGATCAATGCGCCAAAAATTTGACGGCATGTGAGTTGCGACATCCAAAAGGATTATTGCCATTTGGAGGGTTTCCAGGTGCAAGACTTCAGGTCTGATGCAGAGCAGCACGCATTGCGGTGCTCTCCAAATGAAGCCTGTGGTGTAGTTGTTGACGGTAAATACTGGCCTTGTCGCAATGTGGCAGATAACCCTTGTGCTGACTTCGTAATTGATCCGCGAGACTACGCAACAGCATCGTTTTTTGGAACGGTTGAAGCCATCGTGCATTCACACCCTGAAGGTGGTTTGGCGAGTGCAGCCGACAAGCGTGCTTGCGTTGGAACGAAAGTTCCATGGCATATTTGGAGCATTCCGGACAGACAATGGTCAACTATCGAGCCTTAGTCGGCAGGCAATGGGAATACGGCAAATTTGACTGTTATACCTTGATGCGTGACTGGTTCAAGCTGCAAGGAATTGAGCTGCCTGATTTTGCTCGGCCTGACGACTTAGAGGCATGCGACAGTATTTTTCTTGAGCAAATGCCTGTACACGGCTTTTGTCAGGTTGATCCCAGCAGCAGAAAGCCAGGCGACGTATTGATCATGCGGCTTGGCACTGCAACACCAATGCACGCTGCGATTCTGTTGCCTGATCAAAAGATCCTGCATCAACGGCGAAATTCACTAAGTGCGGTGGAGCCGTTTGGGCGATACTATGTCTCTAGAGTCGCAGCGGTCTTTCGATATGCAGCAGACCGTTAGGTTGCTGGATGATTTGGGCGAGCGTTATGGCTCAGAGCATGCATATTTCAACCTGCGCTCTCCTGCAGAGGCAATCAAACTGCTGTGCATAAATCACCCGGCCTTACAAAAGGAGTTGGCCGAGGCGCATCAGCATGGCGTTGGTTACACGTTAGTGCAGGCTGGAACGTTTTTGGGGTATGACGATCTGCGACTGCCATTAGGCAAGAATGATCTGGTGCTTGCGCCTGTTATTGCAGGCAGTGGCAGCAACGCGACTCCAATACTTATTGGAGCAGCTCTTGTGGCAGTTGCCATTGTTGCAGCACCTCTTTCCGCTGGATTTTTAGGCGCAGGTGTTGGCATAGGAGCAACTGCGGCACCACTTGCCGCAGCAGGTGGTGGGTTCATTGCTGGTACTGGTGGATTTATAATCCCTGGCGTTTCTGTTGCTCTTGGTTCTATCGGCACAAGTTTGGTTCTTGGTGGTGTTGCTGGATTGCTCGCACCACAACCAGAACCCTTCAAAGATGTTCGTGCCAGGCCTGGCGAAAACACAAACGCTTCAGGCCCGCAAGGCGTTTCACGCGCTACGTCAGGGCAACAGTCATACGCTTTCACTGGGCCTGCCAATACTGTTGGTGTCGGAGCGACAGTGCCTCTTGTTTACGGCAAGCTGTTAATCGGCAGTCACTTACTTTCTTCTCGAGTTGACGTTGCTAACGAGAGCGATCCAACAGGTCAGTACTTCAGTCTTACCGGAGCAAGGTCGGTCACAATAAACAGCGTTAAGCCTGGAAACAAGTTCAAGGCTTTAAATGGATTGAGGACAAGAACTTGGAGCCATTCTGACGTAAGGCTCGCTAATCAGTCAGGGCACACCGCACTAAAGACAACGCCAAACGATGTAATAAGGTTTGATCAAACAGATAACGTCAGGTCTGACGAGGTGCAGTCCTTGGAAGCTGAAGACAGTACTCGTCGACAAAATCTGCAAATATTATTCGAGATAGAAGGTGGCCTTTTTAACGTCATTGGAGGTCAAATGGTGCCTGCATTTGTCACTTATGAAATAAAAATTTCTAAGGATGACTATCCCGGGGACGATCCGGTAGCAGCAACTGTTCGGGGAACAATCCAAGGACTGTTGAAGAAGACAGACCCTTACAAATTTGCTCATGCAATTACTTACGCAACGCTTGGCGAAGAAGACTCTGACACTACGGTTGAGCTAAATATTAGAATAATTGACACTGACGCGGAAGAGAGTGGCGGCAGGCTAATTGTAAGAGGTTATGGATACAATCATTTCGTTAATGACGGTGAAAACAACACTGAGGCTCTTACGGAGTTGTAATCATGGGGCTTAATTCAACTTCTGTTATCAGGATTCTTGACCTCTTGTGTGAAGGTCCTATCGATGGCATCGAGGGGGCTCGCGAGGGGGTTTATTTAGACGAGACACCCCTCAAGTCGTCAGATGGAGAAAACACACTCCCAAAGGAAAACGTAGTTTATGAGTTCACTGAGGGGTCTAGCGATCAAAGGCGCTTGAGGACCAGTGGGTACAAGACGAGCAGGGTAGTGAACGTTGGAAAGCCGTTTGGCAATACTGTGAAAAACAAAGACGGAAGCTCTGAGTTTATAACCAATTACACAGAGAGAGAGGCTGTAAAAAGATCAACCGGCGAATCTCTCAACAAGGTGAAGTCGAGAAACTATGCAGCAGGGGAGCTGGTAGTCACTATCGACGACGTTGAAGTTGACAGCATCGATTTGATCTTTACGGTGCCAAGACTTTTTTCTACGGCACAGGAGGGGCTAGTCAAGGGTCAGTTGTTTGACGCTAAAATATTCTTTGATGTTGCGATCAAAAACAAGAATGCGTCTAAGTACAAAAAAATTAAAAACACGGATACCACTAAAGTCAGCGAAGATTTTAAGACGAACGGAGAGGGCAATCTTTTCTACATTGAGGGCATAAGTACGTCTAATTATCAATACAAAATAAGCGGGATTGAATTAGAAGGCGAAGGCCCTTGGAATGTAAGGGTCCGCAAGTATCCTCAAGACCGCTTTAAAGGATTTATTTCTCATGGCCACGAAAAAGCCGGCGAATTTGATAGTCAGATTTTTAGCGCAACTTTTGACGAATTCGAGGAAGAGGACAAGCAGACTCCTCTCGAGACAGGCAGGGCAAATACTCTTGTATGGACATCAGTTGTGGAAAACTTAAATATTAGGTTGGGCTACAATTATTCTGCTTTGGTTGGGATGAGCATCTCAACAGAAGAGTTTCAAAGCTTGCCAACCAGAGCGTATTTGGTACGGGGCAGAAAGGTAAAGATACCTCAGAGCGCCAAAGTAAATGATGGGAGTGAAGACGGGCCCAAGGCAGTTGGAAGCTTGTTTTTCCCGGAATCTTTCAACGGTAAGCTTTCCTCTAGAGAGAAATTCACCACATGCCCTGTTTGTATATTCTACGATTTACTTACGAACAAAAGATACGGCGCTGGTCACTTTATTAATGAAACAAACCTAAGCTGGGTTGATCTTTATCCTTTGTGCCAATACGCAAATGAGCTAATAACTTTAGCGGACGGGACGAAAGAGCCGCGCTTTGCTTGTAATGTTCAAGTGTCTTCACAGGCTGAAGCGTTTACTGTGCTGCAAGACTTTGCCAGTATCTTTAGGGGCATGATGTACTGGCAGTCAAATACAATTCAAGTCGCGGCGGATCACGGAAACCTTAGAGACGAAAACAACAATATCAAAGATGTCGACCCTGTTCACATTTTTTCTAACTCCAATGTTGTCGGTGGCGTGTTCAATTACAGCGGGTCGTCGCTAAAAACGCGCAGCACGAGTATCAAAATTCGCTACAGCGATCCAGACAATCTTTACAAGCCAAACATTGTTTGCATTGAGGACGCAGATTTGATTTCAAAGTATGGCTACCAAGTGAAAGAGATCTTAGCTTTTGGTTGCACATCTAAAACGCAAGCCCAGCGCATGGGGCGTTGGATGATGAAGTCCGAAGAACTGGACGCTAATACCGTTACGTTCGCTGTTGGCCTCGATGGAGCCTTGGTCTTCCCTGGGCAAGTTTTTGCGATCCAGGACGAGCTGCGTGCAAATCAACGACTGTCTGGTCGGATTAGCAGCTCCACGACGACAA